TAATCTCCAACATAGTTTTTTAATGCTTGAGGGTTATCATCTCCAAATCCTTTATCTACAGCTTTCTTAATTTTTTCCCAAGCAATAGTTTTCTTAGGATAAGAACAACAAATAATATGTTTATTTGAACTGGGTCTGGCTAAGGAAGCAAGGGCTAATACATCATTAGGATTAAATCCTATATCTGAATCTATAAACATTAAATGCGTAAAATCGCTTCTCATAAATTCATCTACACAATAGTTTCTTGCTCTTGTAATTAATGATTCATTAAACAGATAATAAAAATTAATATCCATTCCATATTGATGAGCTAATCTTGCTAAGTCTACTGATGCTTTAGTATAGATACCAGCACACATTCCTCCATACATTGGAGAAGCAACAAAGATTTTTCTCTTTCTAAGTTCTTTTATATCAATTTTAACGTCCATTTATTTTTCCTCATATTTTTTATCATGTTCTTTTCCTGTACCATAACTACCATCATATTGATTCAAAGACTCAGCTTTAAATAAAATAAACTGTCCAAGTCTAGTACCTGGTACAATATAAGCACCTCCACAGTTAACATGTAGTGCTCCTGCCATTACACCTTTATATCCACTATCATATAATCCAGATGTAAGAAATAAACCATTTCTATTTAATGTTGATCTTGTAATAACCCAACCAGCTTCATCAGGTCCAATAGTTACTTCACCTTCAAATATAATTTCATAAGTTCCAGGTTTTAAATACCATCTACCAGAAGGAAAATCTTCACTAGTTTCTAATGGTAGTTCTTCAGTCTTTCTATGTACTTTTGTACTTTCAGATATAATAAATTCATTATTATGAATCTTATAGATATTCTTAACTTTTAAGTCTATAGCATTAGGTTGAACTTGAGATGGTTCAAACTCACTTAAACTTGAAGTCGATTTGTTGCTTGCTAGATGCTTCACCTTTTTCCTCCATAAATGTAAAATGATATAATAATATTGTATAATGCATAAGTTTTAAAAGATCAGCTTTATTCTTTCCTTCTTTCTTTCCAAACCTCATTGCATATTTCACTAATGTTCCTAAACACATTTCTTCTGACATACCCATTGTATGCCAAACATCTAGTGTCTGTATTTCTTTTTTTCCAACATAATGTTTACTATATGTTGATTGTATATAATCGAAAACTTCTTTGATTATTTTATCTTCGTTATATTTAAGTTTTACTTCCATAATATTTCTCCACAAGATCATCAATATAATTCATATTAGTAATAGCTTTTTTTATTAATTTATTATCGTTGTATTCTTTAGAAAAGTCAACTTCTTTTTCAAATTTACCATTCATTCTTCCAGATGGTGAACCATCAAACTCTTGATTATTTAATCCTAACCATACAGCAGCACTACTATCCCATGTATCTATAAACTCTTTAAATGGACTTAAATAAATTAATTCATTAGGTCCATCAACCATTCCAAGGAAATGAAACTTTTTATTCATGTATCTTCCCTTTTGTAATATTTCTCTTTCTTTCAGAATATACATTAATCTCAATCTTGATAAAAACCTTTGAAGTTTATTTTCTTTCTCACAGTTAAATGCTAAAGGTGCAGCGAGAATAGAAACACCAATGTAATCTACATGCTCACTATGTATTGCAAACTCAAATGAAGTAATTAAATCTTCTAAACTTCCTGGTGTTCCTTGAGGAACAAAAAATGTTTTGAATCCTTCTTTCTTAAATTTAGGTCCATACTCTAAAGCTGCATTAATTGTATTTACTGGATCCTTTCCAGGATAGTCCGGCATAACAATATAATCTGCATTAATAGCTTTACCCATACTAATTAACTTATCAGCTGGATACATTTCTTTACCTGCTTTGTACATTTCAAAAGCAGAGTTATCCATTATAATTGTTGAATTATAATTTCTTTTTTCATTTAAATAAAAGTTAACATAATCTGAGTCTTGCTCTATTAAATGAGCTAGAACTAAATGATTATTTCTTTTAGATGTTAGATATAAGTGTGGTGTCGGTGCAATGTGACAAAAATTTAACATAATATAACCTTTCAAATTTATTTTGCGTCTTTAACATATTCTATCTTATCTGCTTGGAATATCGGTAATGCTGTCATAGCTCCTTGTCCACTCAATGGCTCAATCTTTGCATATGTGAATGCTCCCATTCTCATCATACCATTATAATATCCCTTTTGTGTTTTTCCTTTTGTATCTTTATAAGTAACATGAACTTGACCACCAGAAGATTTAGCTTTTCTGAATAGTTTTTGTAATTCTTTTTTATTACTTTCTTGTTTTCTTTCAAATTCACCTTGTTCTTGAATCTTAAACTCACTGAATTTTTTCATGAAATCCTCCGTTATAAGTTATGTGTGAACCATTTTCACCATCTTCGCTTACATCAATGGTTAAGTTCCTTCCTGGGTATTTATCTAAAATATACATTGCAAGTTCATCAGACATCATTTCACAAGACTTATAATCTAGTTGTAATGTTTTTTCATCATATAAACTTTCAAGTTCTCTTTTAAATAATATAAACTCTATGTCTCTGTCATTATGAAATACTTCAATCATAACTTTAAAATGAAACATATGTCTATGAGGATACTTTAAAAATTCAACTCCTTCAGGTGCATCAGGATACTTATGTATCCCTTCTTTCTGAAATGTTACCCAAATATTTTTCATAATATAACTCCTAATTAGTTAGTCGTGAGCTCTGATTTGAGTGAGAGAGGAATGAGACAGACCTCACGACATTCATTACCTTAACTACTTCTTGCTAAGTTAAGGAATTCTTTTCTTATCTCAGATCCTTCTGCTGCAAATGAACCACCTACAGATAAAGTTACAGTTGCACTGTTTTGATCTTCAATACCTCTACTTTTAACACAATAATGTTGAGCATCAATATAAACAGCTACATCTTCTGTCTGTGCTACATATTGAATAGTTGCTCTGATCTGTTCTGTTAATCTTTCTTGTACTTGAGGTCTTTTAGCAAAAAACTGTACTATTCTATTCAACTTAGATATTCCTAACAAAACATCTTTAGGTAAATAAGCTACAGTTGCTAAACCATCTATAACTACAAAATGATGTTCACAATTAGATTGAACATTAATGTTCTTTTCTAATAAGAACGATCCATTATTTCTCATTTTATTTTCTATCTTTGTACATTTAGGAAAGTTACTATAATCTAACCCATAAAATATTTCTCTAACATACATTTTAGCTACACGATTAGGTGTATCTATTAATGAATCATCAGTTAGATCTAAACCCATAACATCCATAATCTCAGTAAATTTTTCTTTAATCAATGATATTTTATCATCCATTGGAATATTTACTTTATCTGTCATAGGTGTTTCTAAACCTAGACTTATTAAATGTTCATGAACTTTTTTTCCCAACTCGGGATCTGATTTATAACTTGGATGCATATTCTCTCACCTTTCTATTTATTTTTTTGTATGATTGCACTATTACCACCATGTTCTCTAACTTCTACTTCTTCAACCCAACATCTATGATCTGTTTTCTGTTGTATTAATTTATCTGCAAAATTAAAAGCATGTTCAGCAAACTTCTCACAGCCTACTCCATCCATAACTTTTAAATTACATAATCCATCTTTTTCTAGTTGTTGAAATTTAGATAACTGTTTATCTTCAGCATCAACAGCTAATGTATGATCAAAAGTATCTTTTAACCATTTCTTCAAATCTTTTAGTCCACCAAAATCTACAACCCAGTTTTTATTATCTAATTCTTTACATCCAAATGTAAATTTAAATGATAAACTATAACCATGAATTAAACTACAATGACTATGTGTAGCTAATGGTTGTCTAAATGCACATGATAAACCTTCTTCATGTCCATATGTTTTAGTAGACATATATTTTCTATTATCTTTTTGTTTAAATATCATACTACCTCAAGTTCCTATTGCGTTACCAAACAAATAACAATGTAATCTTCCTGATACATTGTATCCTCTTTTAAAAGCCATCTCTGCTACTTTACCAGCACCTTCTTCTTGTTCCTCAACTGTTGCTCCTACAGGCATAATATAAACAGGCCAATTTAATCCTACTGATCTATACTGATTAATAACATGATCTAACTCTTTCCACTGTTCATCTTTACTACCTAAAACAAATTTTAACTGACCTGTAGGTTTATTATTATCGTTACATCTTTTAAACACTCTATCATATTGAGCTACATTATGAGGTTTAATAGCTTTATCAGATTGCTCACCAGCTACTGTCCAAAGTTTAGGTGAACATGATATAAAAGTATGAACATTATGTTTACCTTTATTAGTAACATATTCAACAAAGTCATTAGTAAGTTCTTGTGTACCATTTGTTTCAAATGTGATAGAAGAAGGAATATTTTCTCTATGTTTAAATTCTTCCATTATTTCCATAAATGCATTCTGTCCATGTCTCATTAAAGGTTCACCACC